ATCTATAATTTTATCTTTAGCAGTAGTTAAATCTCTTTGAAGATTAACTATTTTATTTTGATTGTCGTTGATTGTGTCTGTGAGATTAACAATATATCTAACACCTGTGAACGTTCCGACTAATACAGAAGCTATTACGGGTACTAATATAATATTCTTTTTGAATAGTTCTGCAATGTTCATAATTTACGTTCCTCATTTTTTTTCCTCAATCTCATAAAAGAAATTGTCGGTGTCTTCTGTCTTCCATTCACCTGTATCTTCTACATTCCATTCGTTAGTTTGTACCTTCCAATCAGGAATATTATCTTTCACTGTGAAAGAAGGTAGGTCCCATATACATCTGTTGTTTGGCTGAGCCGCATAGTTCCCATCATCTAGGGCTATGATGTGTGCACACTTATGTTCGTGTGGTATTTCCGAATGATCGGTATCTAGTATATTACCATCTGGGTGTGCCCAGTCAACTGTAAATAGATAGCTACCGTGATGCCACTTTTTATCTTTACCAATATATTTACCTGAAGCTGCTCCTAAGATATCCCAATGAGTAACAGCAGGAAAATAACTAAAAGAATTCCACAACTCCAACTCATCAAGTCTACGTTTAGGTACATCTTCGATTTTAAATCCTCTTTGAATAAATGCTGATATTGGGAGACGATAAAAGACTGCACCGTTTTCCATAATGCAATGAAATAAGATTGCACGCCCACCCATAGAGGTAAGGCCAAAGATAATACAGTCTTCAACTTCTCCTTTATGTTTTTTAAGATCATATAAATACTCCTTCCGTATTTGTGCGTAAGTTGCTGGAATGTTTGCATTTAAATAAGCCATTATTTTATTTCACCCCAATTAGCACCGTGTTCATAATCTACTTTGTTTGGAACTTTAAGTTCCACTGCAGATTCCATTATCTCAATAATTTTTTCTGCTTTAGCATCCGACTCCACTGATATGTCTACTTCATCGTGAATTTGAATGTGTGGTATTATACCATTTTCATATAAAGCTACCATACTTTTCTTTGTCATATCTGCTGCTGATCCTTGTATTAATTTGTTTAATGCTTTGTAAGTAAATGCACGTTTTAATGGCTCATCATATTCTTTTCTAGCCATCTCTAGTGGTAATGGTTTAAATACACCAAATTGTACTGGTTGCCAAAGATCGAAATGACACGCCCTACCAAGTAAAGTTCTAATCTTACCTCTATCGTTTGCTTTACGAGATACATTATCCATAAGTTGTTTTACGAAAGGTGCTTTACTGTGATATTGTTTTATTAGTTTCTCCGCAGACTCTTTCATTAGTCCTAGCTCTGCCATTAATTTATTTTTACCCATACCATACATCAAACCTAAATTAATCGT